ATACATGCAATTCTTTCAGCACTTATCTCTGCTGCTTGTTCATGAGTCAAACCTGGTTTCTGATCTAACCATGATCTATGATTTGATACTGCACCACCTTGATTGATTGCACCGTCCATGAAGTATTCTTCAGCGACCTTGGTTGTGTTGTTTGCAAGTCCTAAGAATCCTGCTTTCTCTTTAATATCTTTAGTAATATATGCAGTCTTGGGATCGTTTGCTTTATACGAAATAGCATATCCTTCTTCTGATACACTCACTTTATATGATGTGTAAGGACCTACAGGTAAATCCACTGATGGTAGTGGTGGTTCTGTTTGTCTAGTAGCGACAAAACTTATCATTCCTATATGAGAAATTCCTAGTAGAGTTCCTAAACTAATTCCAATCCATTTATTCATTTGTCTTCATTCCATAATATAATATATGTATACGATTAGTTATGTGGATCGTAATATCTTATCATCCAACCTGTAGCTGCTATTAATACTGCGATTATTATTAGTGTTGTCATTTAACTCTCCAACTCAGCGACTCTTGCCTCTAATGATTCTATCTTAGCAATCGCTTCTTGTAAAGCGGCTGTTAAAGTAGGAACTAATTGTGAAGAATCTAGTTGTTGATAACCTTTACCCTCTTCATCAATCTCAGCATCTTTCTCTCCAACAACTGCCTGTGGAACTACCTCTTGCACTTCATGTGCTAGGAAACCTTCAACAGTTCTTTCTGGTGAAGATATAAAATTAAATTTAATTGGATTCAACTGCTTCACTGCATCAATACCACCTGTCATTTCAACTATGTTCTCTTTCAATCTATAATCAGATTGACCACCATAAGTCATGGTAGAACCATTGTAGGATACAGATGCAACTGCGGTAGTACCAGAGAAGAAGTTAATAAAAGCTCCAGTATTACTTGTTCTGCAAATTTCTAAAGGAGTTCCTGCATCTCTTGTGCATTGAACTGAGTCACCATTTCTTGCAGTAAATCCTGCTGTCTGTCTGTTTTCATTATCTTCATTTTTTGTGGTGAAGTCACCGTTAGCTCTGAACCTTCCTCTATGAGAACCATCTCCTCCACTAGAACTAGAGTTATGAGTGAAGAAGTGAAGTTCTGTTCCGAAATTATTTTGAGTTCTTACTCCACGAATTGATGCACTAGAATTGCCAGAGTCAGTGCTATTTCTGAACATTATTCTTGCAAAAGAACCTACAGCATTTACATATCTTCCTCTGATGTCAAAGTCTTGTGTAGCAGTTGTACTTGACTCATTATCTTTACCGACTATGACCACTCCATCATGTCTAATGCGAAGTCTTTCCTCTGCTGGATCAGATGATGCTGTTTGTTCATCTCCTCTAGTTTTAAAGACAAGATCTGATCTCATCTTATTGCCACTGTAGTTATTATATGTTATGTCATGTACAATACTGGCACCTTCAGAAGCTGTGTTGCCGTTAATTTGTGTACTATTAAATTGTATTTTTGATTTCCAACTTCCCGAACCTTCAGTCTGATTTTGTCTACTGTTGTTGTCAGTGATCAAGAGTGCAGTCACTTCAGTATCATTACTGGTATTAACGAGAGATCCCATTCTCAAATATATGTAAGGATCTACAGCAACTGCTCCACCTGACAAATCACTATCACCCATGACAATGTGACCCGCAGCGCTATCAATAGAAATAGTATCAAAACAAGTTAATTTACCATCTTCATTGATTTGAAGCAATGTAGATCCAGAACCCGTTGTAGCATTAGTACAGAATTTAAAAGTTCTATTTGTATCATCATCATCTGTGTCAATATTAAATGTCATATTTTCCAATGCATTTATATGACCAGATGAAGTATCTGCTATTCCTAAATTAATAACACCGCCTGTGAAATCTACGTTCCCCGAAACTTCCAAGTTAGTAAGAGTTCCAACAGAAGTTAGAACAGAACTGGTAACACCACTTCCAAGACCAGCAACGACACCAGTTCCAGCAGTAGGTCCTATTTGAGTCAGACTCAACATTTGACGTGCATTTCCATTGCCATCAATAATGTTGTAGGTCTTACCGTTAGCAATATCCATATTCTCAGAGGATTGCCAAGCGTCATTTGCATTAGACCATGTAAATGTGTGGTCTGTAGTTCCGTCAAGAATAATACCACCACCATCAGCTGCAGTATCAGAAGGACCTATGGCACTAAAGGTTGGTGTACCTGTACCTGATACATTGTTAGAAAGTACAGCAGTATTTGAGGAAAGAGATACAATTGTTGTATTGTTAGGAACACTAACACCAGCAGTATTAGATGTAACAACCATGCCAGGAATCAATCCTAGTGTTGGTGAAATAGATGAGATGTTTGCTGATCCATCAGCAGTAGTACATGTAAACTGTGTACTAACAACTTTAGCGAGTTCAATATTTTTATCAGATACTTCAAGAGTATTTGATTTTATGGTGGTAGTGACTCCATTTACTACTAAGTCACCCTTAACAGTAAGATCAGTATTAACTGTAAGATCATTACTAACAGTAACATCAAAGTTAGAATCTCCTCTAACCCAGAACTCAGTACCAGATCCAATAACAAGTTGTCTATCTCCAGAAGGATTCAATGGAGAATAAGTAGCATCGTTGACTGGGTTTCCACTATCAGCAGGACCTATGAGAACGTTTCCACTACCAGCAACATTGTATCCTGCAAAATATCCAAGGCAGACGTTGGCATTTCCAACAGTATTTGTCTCAAGTGCATTAGATCCAAGTGCAACGTTGTTATCTCCTGAAAGATTACTGAGCATTGCACCACGACCCATTGCGGTATTTCCATCACCGACACCTGTAGATCTTAACACCTGATGTCCAAAACCAGTATTTCCAGCACCCGAATTTACTGTTAATAAACTTTCGTAGCCTACTGCACTATTCTGAGATCCAGAAACTACAGATAACAACGCTTGCTTACCAACTGCAGTGTTGCTTGCGACTGCACTGGTTCCTCTACCAACAGTCATTGGATCAGATGTACCACCTCTGATTAAAATATCAGAGTTAGCAACATCAATTCTAGCATTACATTGAAATAGATCAGTGCTGGCAGCACCAACTGTCAAATCTTTTCCTACTACTACATCACCATTAAAAGTTACAGTTCCTGATTGAGAACCAACATCAATTGCAGTTGCAGCTCCACCAAACTGAATTGACTGAGCACCAGAATTAAGTAAAGCAAAACCAGTAGATGTAGTTACTAAACTAGTTAAGATGACAGGACTAGTTTGGAAAACAAGATCGTCAACACCAGTGGTTCCACTAATTAAAGTTCTTAACTGAGTTGCTGTAGTAGAAGCAAAAGATGCGAGTGTATCTGATTTGAAAGCAACATCTCCACCAACTCTAAAGTTTACGTTAGTATTACCTGTGGTGTTATCTGTCTTAAGTGTTAGGTCATTATTAATATCAACTGTCTTACCAGATTGAATGTCAAGAACAGCAGAGGCAGTAGAAGCAATCTCTAATCCATTAATGCTAGTTGCAGTTGCTGCACCAAGAGTTGGTGTTGTTAATGTTGGATTAGTTAAAGTTTTGTTTGTAAGAACTTGAGTCTCTGTTTCTGTTACTAGTCTCTGCTCAACAGATCCATCCCAAGATCTCCAATAACTACCAGACTCATGCCACTGTAATTGTTTGTAGGAAGTTACAACACCATTACCATCTGTAGTTCTGTTGACTTGAATACCACCGTCAGAACCAACAATGCTAGTTCCTTTTCTAAGTTCAATTATATTATCTTCTACTTGGAGAATACTGGTATTAAGAATGGTTTGGTTTCCTTCAACTATCAAGTCACCATCAATGGTTACTGTAGTTCCGTCATCTGAGATAATACTATTTGCTAATTGAGCGTTACCATCATCCCATTTTAAAACTTTGTTACCACCAAGGTTACTAGCATTTTTTAATCTAAAATCAGAAGATGATAGAAGAATACCATTACTAGCAGTCAGAGTAGCACCAGTATCACTGTTAACAGAACTGACCGTGATCTCAACTTGACCACTTTGGTTTGTGGTTTGTGTAACTGTTGTTGCGCCAGCTTGTTTAAAAATAAAATCTCCAGCTGCTGGTGCGATGGGACTTCCATTGTTATCACTACCAACCTTAGTAACAGTATTTGTATCTGTGCTATCAATGAGGATAGTATTTCCACTTTGAGTTACCTGTGTATTTCCACCAAGAGCACTTCCACCTTCAATAGAAATTTGTGTTACTGCAGTTCCAGTTGCGGTTGGTGTGTATGTACCAGTAGATCCTCCGCGAATTTGAGTTACATTATCAGTAGATGTATAAGTGATAGTAGGATCTCCACTACCATCAACACCTTGAGAAACGACAGTTCCTGTTCCATCTAAAAATGTAAACAGTCCTTGTTGTGTATCAGAAGGACCGTATGTACCACCAGATCCTGCACGAATTTTAGTTCTAGTATCAGTATCAAGAGCGTCAACATTAATAGTGCTACCAGTCATAGAGACTGTAGCAGCACCAGTAGATGTAAAGTTAATTGCTCCAGAGGTATTAGTTCCGCCAGGTGCATTAAGTGTTGTGATTGTATTGTTGTCTACGACATGTCCAGATACAGTTACCTTATCTCCTACTCTATCAAGGAATAAAGATACTGTATTTGATCCAGATGGAACTGTTGTTGGTACTCCTACAGCTAAGATAACATCATCATTAACACCAGCACCAAAATTACCACCAGAAGTTAAACGTATAATTTTTTCAGATGCTGATAGACCATCTTGAGCAGAGACAACATAGGTAGTATTATTATCAGGTGTTACTACAGATCCACCAAGAGGAATTGTAATACTATTGACTGTGATACCAGAGTTAACTAAAGCAGTGTTTGGTATGTCACTTAATGTGTTAAGAGAACCTGAGATAATACTAGATTCTAATGTCTTATTCGTTATTGTTTGAGTTTGTGTCAGATATACGTCGCCAGGACTTCCCCAAAAAACTGTAGTCCCATTACTTGTTAAATATTTTCCTGCACCAGTGTCCGTGCTAACAACAATACCGTTGCCAGTAAGATCTAAGTTGTCACCCGATACCAGTTCTTCAATCTTCTTTGATACAGAGTTGACAATTAACGGAAAACGATCAGCCATTTATTCCCAGTAAATACTAGTGCTCTTGTTTATTTATGCCTTAAGTTACAATGATGCTATTAGACATACTACCATGGAACTGACAAATATAGTAGTAAGTTCCTGGCGTTACACCATTAGTGTCCCATGTTAGGTTAGACGACTGCTGACCATTGTTTGTAATAGTCCCTGTTGTAACTCCATTAGATGTTCCTGTGGTCTGTGTAGTTTTAATCCAAAATGGATGACTTCCAGAAATATTAAATGTAAGTATTAGAGTATCACCTTGATATAAGTTGATCACTGGATCTTGTGCATCAACATGATCAGCTCCTCTATCAGAACCATTGAACACATAACTACCTGCACCGATATTAGTAACAGTAAGTGTAAATGTTTTAGGTAGTGCTGCTGGAGCTGCTCTATTAAACGTAGAAACTCTAGGGTATTTCAGAGCACTTTTATCATTAGATCTAGCACCAACTTGACTAGATATCATTCCAGTAACTCCTTCTCTAGGATTTTTTGCATGCAAATATAAATCAGGACTATCTTTTTTACAAGAATTATCAGCAAATGTTCCTGCGTTACTAGGTGCTGGCACTACAGATATAGTTCCATACATACTACCATGATTACTACACTGATAAACATAATCACCTACTGTATTTGGTGTCCAAGATACTGTTGAGTTACCACTAGAACCTTGACCTGATGCTGCTGGAGTACTTACATCTGTACCGCCAGGTGAATTTCTAAGACGGAATGGATGAAAGCCAGATACGTTTGATAGATTAAAGTTAATTGTATCACCAACATACACAACCACTCCTGCGTTGTTGCCACTAACAACACCGTTTCTATCAGTTCCACTAAGTGTATAGTATGAAAAACTTGGAGAAGTTGTTGTGATATTGAATGTTGCTGCAGGAGTTCCACTACCGCTACCAGCATCCCAACTCATGTCATTGTAAATACCAGTGCTATCCAAATATCCTTGGGCATCATTCTGATTAAATCTTTCTTTACCAGTAGCTAAACATGCTAGTACACCTGCTACTTGTGGTGATGCCATGCTAGTTCCTGAGATAGGATAGTAATAGTTTGGTGCTCCACCATACTTATTATCAGCGAGTCCACTACTATCATATGCAGAAAGAATATCATTACCAGGTGCAAAAATGTTAATCAAAGGTCCGAAGTTAGAGAAGGTTGACCTCCTAAAGTTATGATGATTACTTAAAGATCCAACACATATAGTATTAAGTGAATTACCTGGTGATGCTCCTCTATTATATAAGTATGTTCCAGCTGTAAGAGTTACTGTATTAGAGTAATCAGGATTTCCATCTGGCACACAATGAAAATTATTATTACCAGCTGCTGCGACAACAACTACACCCTCACTGATAGCATCCTCTACATCAGCATTGATTGCTGCATAGTCAGAATTTATTTTCATTTTATTAGAAGCAAAACCAAAGTCAGCTTCTAGTCCTGCAAATGTCCAACCAGATGGATTAGGATTGCTACTGTTATAAGTTGTTCCTCTATAATTTACTGAGATAAAATCCGAGAGATCAAAACTTGGTTTCTCTAAAATATCAGAAAAATCATAACGATAACTCCAACTATGATTTGTAATGGTTGGGTTTTTAATACCAGTATCAGGATTGATTGCCTTGTTTCTATGGAAAGCTCTTAAGTAATCAAAGATTAATAAATCTGGTACAGGTGTTCCTGTGTTAGAAGTATTACTAAGAACCTGTAAACTGTAAATATTTGCCTCTCGCGCCCATCCATAGTGTTGTCCTGCTACTGTTCCAGCAACGTGTGTACCATGACTCTCTGTATTAGTAGCATTATCAAAATAGTTTGGATATGATCCTGTTGGTACAGTCTGACTATCATCATCAATAGTTCCTACAAGAGTATTCAAATTACTATACCAATCATACTGCACAAATCTTGTCTGACCTGTGGTAGGACTGAACCATTCTTGACAATCATATGATACTGGATCATCACAAATAACTACATCAACGTGCTTACCATCATTAAAAACATTTATAGAATCAATTGTTTCTTCATATGTTCCACCATCACTAACAACACCAAACTGACCCTTACCTCTTTGTGCTGTATCTCCAGCACAATGAATATGTCCCCACTGTCTATCTGTAGCACTTATTGTTGCAGATCCTACTGTATCTTCTTTCCAAAAATTTCCAGTGATATTATACTCGTTGTAATTAATTACATCTCTTCCCATTACCATACCAAGTTCTTCTGGTGGTAATTGTACATCCCAAACTCTAGGATCTTGACGTAATTTTTTTGCCTGTTCCTCAGTCATTTTGTAATGAGTGTTCCTACTCATAGGACGCTTCATTACTAGATGAAATCCACTCATCTCATTGTAAAACTGCTCTAGATCCTCATGTTTGTAGAGCGTTACGATGTAGATTTTCTCTTCCATATCAATTCTCTATCTGAACGTAAGTAAGAGTAACAGTAACGTTTGCTGTAGATCCACTCTTGTTTACAACCTTGGCATAAGTTGTTGCTGTAGGAGAAGAGTTAAAACAAATAGTTCCTGGCGTGATTAGTTGTGTTACTGCTCCTGTGGTGATAACTTCTGATAAAACTCCAGAACCTGGCGTAGGATCTGTAGTTTCAAGTCTACCAGCATCAGCAGTTCTAGCAGTAGTGCTAGTGTATAAGGTTACCCATGCAGCGTGTGATGTCTCTATGCTATACAAAGCAAATCCTTTAGCAGTTGAGAGAGATACATTTGCTGCAGCACCACTAGCAATAGACTGTGTTACCTGTGCTGTTTTTCTTGACTGCAATCCAACAGTTGCAACGTCACCCCATCCAATATTACCTGCACCATCTCCAATCAATGCCTGTCCAATATTCCCGTTAGTTGTTGGGTATGTCAGTCCACCAGCTGTAAGTGCTCCTGTAATTGTTGCACCATTTGTTGTAGTTTCAAATTTTGTCGCTCCACTCCAACTCAGTGCACAAGAACCGCCCGTAGAGAAGGTTGCTTTTGTCTCAGTTCCTGTAGAGTCAAGAAT